TCGCGATACGTGGGCTGACGCGCTGGCCGGCTACACGTCGGATGAAATCGGGCGCGGTTTGCAATCATGCCTTACGCGGGATTGGCCACCAACCCTGCCGGAGTTTTTGAAGTTATGCCGTCCGCCAGTCGATTTGCTTATGGCGTACCGTGAGGCGATTCAAATGATGCAGTACCGGCACAGTCCGATTCCGGCAGAGAATCAGCGAGAACGGTGGACCGATCCGGCGTTCTTTTGGGCTGCTGCTGAAATGGGTTCGGACCTTACCGCGGTGTCATTCGAGAAAATCGAAAAGCGCTGGAAGGCTGAAATCGAAAAAGCGCGTGAGCGAATAGCAAAGGGTGAACTGGCGAATGAAGTTCCGAAACCAGCGAAGCAGCTACCAGCACCGGAACGCATAAGCGCGGCGCACCCGAAAGTGCGCGCTCTGTTTGCGGATTTGGTCAAAGATGTTAAATCGGGGGCGGCATGAGTGAATTGCAATGGGAAAGGCCAAGCAAAGGGTTCGCTAGGTCGCTTTGTGGGAATTACCAAATGAGCATCGCCACGGTTCGACGCAGACCGCATTTTTTGATTGTTCACGTTACAGGGGACTCAATGAACCCATATAATCCGATTGGGTCTGCATCAAACGCAGTGGCGGCACGTCGAATTTGTCAGCGGCATAGTGATCAACTAAATGGCTGATCGAATAACGGTTAATAGTCAGAAGTCTCTATCGGAGGCCATTGCATCACTTTCGAGGGCTTATACCGAAAATAAATATATCGTTATCAGCTACCGGGCAGGCCGCGACAGGACGATTGATCAAAACGCACTATGGTTCGCCATGTATCAACGGATAGCGCAAATGACGCAGATTGGCGACGTAGAAGATGCGCGGCGATACTGCAAGCTACATTTTGGTGTCCCGATTATGCGACGCGATGATGCGGCCTTTCGTGATGGCTGGAATGCGATACTGCTGCATCTGCAATATGAACAAAAACTAGAGTTGATGGGTCCGTGCGCCTTGTTTGGACCTGACGGATTCCCTGTGACTCGTCTTTTTAACCGAAAGCAGGGCGCGGAATACACTGATCGAATCGCCGTGGTCTTTGGCGAGAAAGGCGTGTTTTTTGATGATTTATTGAGTGGAAACGATGAGCGCAAAACAGCATAAAAACAAAGTGGCTGAGCTAGGCTGCATTATTTGCCGGAAACTTGGCTATGGACAAACACCAGCCAATTTGCATCATGTGCGAGAAGGGCAGGGCATGAGCCAGAGGGCGTCTGATTACTTGGTTATACCGCTATGCAGGGAGCATCACCAAGGCGATACCGGCGTTCATGGGCTTGGCGAGCGCGAATTTGAGCGCCGGTATAAAACGACCGAGCTCGATTTGCTTGGCGAAACACTATCGTTGATTTACTAATGAGCGCCGGAGAAGATGCGTTTTTGCTGCACTGCCGAGCACTTGGATTGCATCCTATGCGAGAGTACCGGTTTCACGATGTACGGCGCTGGCGGTTCGATTTTGCATTCCCAGATCATAAGTTCGCCGTTGAGATTGAGGGCGGCCATTGGTCTGGCGGTAGGCATACACGCGGCGCAGGGTTTGAGTTTGACGCGGAAAAGTACGAATCGGCCATGCTTTTGGGTTGGACTGTTTATCGGTGCACAACGGCAAGAGCAAAGAGCGGGCAGGCCGCTCTCGTTGCAAAAATGATGATTGGCCGGATTAGTGAAAATCGTCAAATTTAGCGTCTTTTCGCTCTGGTATCAGAAATTCAAAAACAACAAAATCAACAATCGCGACGATTCCGGCAGTAACAAGTCCAAGAATAACGATGCTCATGTAAGCACACCGAAAGAATCGCGAAACCATTGGTTTATACGCCCAAGAATGGATTGTGATTTGCTCATTTTAGGTTTGTTTGGCGTTGGCAGATAGCCAAATCCAACTGTGAAAACAATCGCTTTTTTCGTAGCATTACCCAATCTAGTGTAGTAAACGGTGAATTCCCATCCGGACTCCAATCGCTTAGGAGCGATATAGCACTGATGCGTCACTTCAACCAGTGCGACGGCATGAAAAACACTATCGCCAGCAGCTAACGCGGCCAATATGGCGCGCTGAATTTCATCGCACTTTTTCATTTGTCTCGCCTCCATATTTGAGCGGATGATTCCCACATCTCAGAGCCAATTGGGATCGGCGCATGTTTATGATCTGCATACCCAACAAATCGAGCGGCCCTTACGGTCGCGGTTGTCAGATTGTTTTTGCGTATATATTCAGCCGCCTTCGCTTGCGATTCAGCAGCTGTCCTGCCTGAGAACGTCACTGTTAATTCCATAACGACTCACGGCCTCCCTGATGCCCGCTGAAATGTTCCCGCTTCCGATCTCTTTCGCTCGCTCGATTATTGCCTCATCCATGACTAAGCTGAGTTTCTTGGGATTGATGAGTTGGCGAGGCCGCCCGCGCTTTGTCATGCCTGATTCCATAATTACATATATAATTAAAACAGTACACCACAAACCGCCAAAAATCACCAAAAATCACGCATAGTGGTATAATTATCGGCACAGATAAGGAGTCAATAATGGCCGCTTCCGCTTGGGCGCTATACGATAAAGCAAAAAAATCGCTAGGCGATGGCACAATTGACCTTGACACACACGCATTTAAGGCGGTGCTGTGTTCTTCGGCAAGTAACGCAGCCACGCTAACCATTGAAGATTACACCAGCCTGACAAACGAGCTGGCCACGGCCAATGGGTACACAAATGGCGGCACAGCCCTAACATCCGTTACATGGTCGGAAAGCTCCGGCACCGTCACGTTCGACTCGGCAGATATTACTTGGACGGCCTCCGGCGGCAGCATCACCGCTCGCTATTGTGTGATTTATGACGATACAGCAAGCCCCAAAAAGCTACTTTGTTATACATTACTCGACACAACGCCAGCTGACGTAACCGCAACGGCTGGAACGCCATTTACAATCCAGATAAGCGCATCTGGTATATTCAGGTCAACATAGATGGCTCAGCCGCAAAACCAGCAATATGCCCCGTCCGTAAATCTGATTTATGGCGAAGCTCGTCAGGTTGAGTCAAATTGGGGGGAGTACTGCCGACAAAAATCAGTAACGGTTAGTTCGTCTGAGTGGCTAACGTCGCCAACCGGCGCAACATGCATAACATTATCCGGGCAATCACTATCCGGCAACACAGCAACGGTATTGGCAACAACAGCATATCACGACGATAGTTGCTATTTAGACAACGTGGCCACAATGAGCAATGGCGAAAAGCTTATTAGGCGCTTTCCGGTCTACATCCAATGATGATACAGGCTAGAGTAAATCAACCGTTTAGCGTGTCGTTTAACTTCGCATCGGAGCTAAATGGCGAGCCAATTTTCACTATTGATGGCACTGCCGACCAGTCAATATCGGCCAAATGGGATAAAACCGACAAAAACGCAAAAATGACCGGCACAGCATCGCAAACCGGCCTTTATCAAATCCATTGCACAGCTTACGGGTTCAGCCGGTCAGCATCGAACTTCGTTTATGTAGAGGTGACAAACTAATGGCTGACGAGCTGTTAAACCGTGAGTTTATGCGTTCCGGAAAGACGCTGGATGATATTTTGCAGCTAATTGAAGAAGGCAATAGCGTTCGGTCAATCGCTAAACGGGTTGGATGTGATGAGAGTTATTTGCGGCGATGGCTTTTTAATGAGGAAAACGCGCCGCATTCCATGCGCGCGCGCGATACTGGCTGTGATTCAATTGCGGAACAAGTCATTGAAATATCGGACAATCTAGATATTGACCCGCAGCATAAGCGCGTTATGGTCGATTCAAGGTTAAGATTGCTAGGCAAGTGGTCTCAGCGTTACGGAGACAAACAGCAAATAGAACACTCTGGCCACATCGAGGGTTTGACCGATGCGCAGGTTGATGCGCGGTTAACAAAGCTGCTCAACAAACAAAAGGCTGAATAATTATGCGGCCATGCACTAATTCACTGCATAAAATACCTAAATTCACCGGTAAAGTATCCGGAAATGGCGAATAGTTATGCAAATTCCCCTTTCAACGGCTGAAAAGCGCGAACTTTTGCAGCTCTTGGAGGAAAAAGAGCGGCGCGAGAAGCGTTCCGGCATCAAGAAATACAAGCCATACACAAAACAAATAGAGTTCCATGAGCGCGGCGCAACATACCGGGAGCGCCTATTCATGGCCGGAAACCAGCTCGGCAAAACGCTATCAGGTGGTATGGAAGTTGCCATGCATTTAACTGGACTCTACCCTGATTGGTGGACGGGTAAGCGATTTGATGATCCAGTCATATTCATAGTTGGCAGTAAATCAGGGCAGTTATTGCGTGATGGCGCTCAGCGCATATTGTTCGGTCGGCCAGAATCAATCGGCACCGGAACAATACCGGGCGATGCGATTGCAAATGATCCACGTAAGGCACAGGGCACACCAGACCTGCTTGATTCGGCATTGATAAAACACGTTAGCGGCGGCCTATCGCGCGTTATCTTCAAAACGTATGACCAAGGGCGCGAACGGTGGCAAGCCGATACAGTTCATGGTGTTTGGATGGACGAGGAACCGCCAGAAGATGTCTATTCTGAGGCGTTAACACGGACGAACGCTTGCATGGGTCCGGTTTTCGTCACGGCCACACCGCTACTTGGCATGTCCCGCGTCGTTAGTCGCTTTTTAATGGATTCAAGCCCTGACAGATGCGTTACAAAGATGACCATTGACGATGTAGACCACTACACGGCAGAGCAAAAGGCAAAGATTATCGCATCATACCCTGAGCATGAGCGGGAGGCTCGCGCCAATGGCGTGCCGATTATGGGGTCGGGTCGCGTTTTCCCAGTAACGGAATCAGAAATAAGGTGCGATGCATTCCCAATTCCTGATCACTGGGCGCGCATCAGTGGTATCGACTTCGGATGGGATCACCCAACAGCTGGTGTGTGGTTGGCATGGGATAGGGACTCCGATGTTATTTATGTAACGGACTGCTATCGGGCGCGTGAGCTCACGCCGGTTCTACATTCGGCGAATTGGAAGGGTAAAGGCGATTGGATTCCTGTCGCATGGCCGCATGACGGGCTGCAGCACGATAAAGGTTCGGGCGAGCAACTAGCATCTCAATACCGCGCAGCCGGGATGAGCATGCTGCCGGACAGGGCGACGTTTGAGGATGGATCGAACGGTGTCGAGGCTGGAATTATGGAAATGCTCGACCGGATGCAGTCGGGGCGTTTTAAGGTTTTTTCGCATCTTTCTGACTGGTTCGAAGAGTTCCGCATGTATCATAGGAAGGATGGCGTCATTGTTAAAATACAAGATGATATACTGTCAGCAACACGATACGCGCTGATGTGCAAGCGGTTCGCTCGCACGAAGCTAGTTCAAAAGCGAGCATCAAACGATTTCGGGAGCCTATGGTAATGGCAAAAAAAGCAAAGCAAAGCGCCGAAAGCGATGATGCAGCTTTAGTGTCTAAGGTTTATGAGTGGTTTCAGGCATCCGAGTCTGAGGATTCAGAGGATCGCAATCTTGCGCTAGAAGATTCCCGTTTTTGCGATGAAGAAGATGGGCAATGGCAAGAAGATGTCAAGCGCAAGCGTAAAGGGCTGCCAAACTACACCTTTAATAAGGTTGCCGGCGCTGTTGATGCCGTTGTGGGGGATTGGCGACAAAACCGCGCTCGCATTAAAGTTGTCGGATTTGAGGATGGCGACGTTGAGGCAGCCGAGGTTAGGACCGGACTAATCCGGCAGATTGAGAACATATCGGACGCCACCACGGCATACGATATAGCGTTCGAGTGCTCGGTTGGTGCGTTCCGCGTATGCACTGATTACGTATCGCCGGATTCATTCGACCAAGATATATTGATCCAGCAAATTAAAAACCAATTCACAGTTTATTGGGACCCTCTCGCGCAAACATTCTCAAAATCCGATGGTCGATACATGATTGTTTGTGTCGATAAGCCAAGAAAGGAGTTTGAAAAAGAGTATGGTGATGTCGCTGATTTTTCTGGTATTGGCGTCGGAACCCAGCAATGGGTTAACGAGGATTCAGTAAGGGTAGCGGAATGCTGGTATAAAAAACCAACCAAAAAAACACTACTCAAGCTGTCTGATGGCTCAACACAATATGAAGAAGACATAGCCCCCATTCTCGACGAGTTATCAGCAAAAGGCGTCACAGTTAAAAAGTCGCGTGACGTTGTGGTTGATGAAATATGGTGCGCAAAGGTTGGTGGCAATCGTGTCATTGAGCATAAAAAATGGGCAGGATCGCTGTTCCCGATTGTACTTGTTTTCGGCAAATCCTACGTTATCGACGGCAAAGATCGGCGCCGCGGCATTGTCCGATTCGCCAAGGATGCGCAGCGCAGCTATAACCTTCAAAGGTCAGTTGCCATTGAGCGCGTAGCGTTAGCGCCAAAAGCCCCATACCTTGTGACTGAAAAGATGGTCGAAGGTCACGAAACGCAATGGGCAAATGCCAACTTACTGCCGTATCCATACCTTCGATACAATCCCGATCCGTCAGCTCCCGGCGGCAAGCCGGCTCGCGAACCGCCAGCCGATATGCCAGTTGCCAATATGCAGTTAGCGGCGATGGATGCTGATGATATAAAGTCAGGCACAGGCCAATATGATGCCAGCCTTGGCGCTCGCAGTAATGAAACGTCAGGCCGCGCAATCGCAATGCGTGAACGGCAAGGCGATGTTGCAACATTTGTCTATCAAGACAATATGATTAAGGCGCTCAAGTATTGCGGCCAAGTTATTGTTGATTTAATCCCTAAAATTTATGACGGCGAGCGCGTTGTTCGCATTCTCGGAAAAGACGGGGGCGAAAAGTTCGTTAAAATAAACGAACAAGTCCTTGATGTAGATACCGGCAACTACATTACAAAAAACGATATGCAGTCAGGCAAATACGATATTGTTGTTGATACCGGGCCGAATTACGCAACGCAACGAGTCGAGGCGGCGGATAGTATGATTAGGTTCGCGCAAGCTATCCCGCAATCGTTGCCGGTCATTGGTGATTTATTGGCTGATGCGATGGACTGGCCAAACAAAGACCAGATCGCCGAGCGTTTGCGCGCTACGATGCCGCCAAATATCGTCAATGCTGGCGTCAAAGGTGATGACAAAATTCCGCCGCAAGCCAAGGCTGCGATTGCTCAAATGCAGGCGGAAATGCAGAAGATGCAACAATTCATCGACCAAGGCATGCAGCAATATCAGGCGATGCAAGCCGAGAATGAGCAAATCAAATCAGGCGCAGCGGTGAAGGCTGTTGAATTGCAACTAAAAGGCCGTGAGCTTGATTTAAAAGAGTCTGAGTTGCAGCTAAAGGCGCAGGAAACCGAAGCCCGGATAGTTGAATCTAATGCCAAAGCATCATCACTAATCACAGATGCCGAGACAAAAGAAATGACCGCCGCCGCAAATGTTGAAAAAACGATTGCCGAGGCTAATTCGGTGCGAATTGATAATGTGCAGGCGGTCCAAGCTATGCAGGACACGCAATCAGCAGTGATGTCAGCTATATCGCAAATGGCGGCGATGCTACAAATGCAGCAATCCGCAATGGCTGAGCTCATCACATCCATAAACAAGCCAAAATCAGCGCAAGTCCGACTATCTGATGGGCGGATAATTAAGATGGAGCAGCAATAATGCCGACGTTCAACAAATTCAATGATTACACTGAGCAATTAGATAAGGGCGTCCATAATTGGGGGTCCAATACGTTCAAAATTGCTTTGACCAACTCTGCCCCAGTCGCAACGAACTCGGTATTGGCGGATATTACGCAGATTAGCGCCGGCAGCGGCTACACGACAGGCGGCAACACGACCACTATTACGGTATCGGAAACATCCGGAACGACCACTATCCAGGGTACCGAAGTGACGTTTACGGCGTCAGGCGGGACGATGGCCACGTTTCGTTACTACGTGCTGTATAATGACACTGCGACCAGCCCAGCCGACGCGCTTGTAGGATGGTGGGACCACGGCAGCGCGGTGTCATTGGCGGATGGCTCTAGTTTTGTGGTTAAGTTCAACAACGCAAGCCCCGGTACTATTATGACAGTGACCTAAGGAGTAATGATGGCCGGAGTAACGCATACATTTGTTTCCGCACAGTCTGATGATGGGGATACGTCATTAGTCCGCCCATCCGATTGGAACGCAGAGCACACAGTTCCGCACATCACGTTCACCACAACTAAAGCTAATCTGGAGTTAAATAGCGCTTTGGGTTTTACTCCTGCTACTGCTGCTCCTGTATCTAGCGCAGGAACGGTAGCTGGATTTTACCAAATCATCATTCAGAATAAGTCGAATGGTACGGGCTCTTCTGGTGACTTAGTTATCACTACAGATACCGGCAATGACTCTGCTGAATACATTGACGTAGGTATCAACAGTTCAGGATACACTGGTTCTTGGGGCTTAGCCAAAGACGGCTATCTGTACGTTGATGGCGGTGCTTCCGGTGTTGGTGATTTAGTGATTGGTACAGCACAAGCTAACACCTACGTTGATATTCAGATTGGTGGTGGAGCTTCTACAAACCGAATCTGTAGATT